CCATTGATGATGCGTTGATATTCTAACGCATAACCATTTTGTTTTGATAATAGATCATTCGCTCTTGCTTGTTGGTCAGCGGCTTCTTTTTTGGCTTCTGCCATCTGTTTAGCGATAGCACCTGCAGTTTCCGCTTCAGTAGTATCTACTTTGCCTGCATCGCCGCCCATACCTTTAAGTTTATCAAAGGCGCCCATCTTATCTGCAACTACAGCAACACCAGCCGCCAAGGCACTTAATCCTAATACTACAGGATTTCGTGCTAATAATAGAAATGCCGCTCCTAATGCTTTGACTTCGTTAGCCAAAGTTATAACATTCAATATCGTCTTAGCACCAAATGCTACACCAAATACTATCGCTAGACCTTGCAATATAGTTTTGGCTTGCTCAAGATTCAATCTCATGTTTTTAGTTTCACCGATGATTGGACTCAACATGTCCAATGCGGCTTTCTGCAACATTCTAAAATTATAACCAATGCTATCTGCGGCATCACCTGCATTTTGCAATTCTACTGCAAGTTTAGTGATATCTTTGCTATCTAATGCTTCTTTTAATTTTTTAGGATCGACTTCTCTGAATGCTTTACCAAATATCTGTATGCCTAATGCTGTGCGTTGCGCACCTTCATCCATCTGCGCTAATAATTCTAATGCTTTACTGAATAATTGCGTAGGAGTCTTAGTAGCAAGATCATCAAATGTGATACCTAATTGTTCAAATGCTTTTGCAGTCTTAACATTAAGATTGCCTAATTCATCTAATGATTGATAGAATGTAGTGACTACTTTACCAACGTCATCAAATTTACCACCGGCTTCGCCTAATGCATCTGATAATGCACCTACGAAACCTATATTCATACCGGTAGCATCAGCGACATCAGATATTTGATCAGCATATCTCAAAGCACTTGCGGCAAGCAATGCGAACGCACCACCTGTTATCTTGGCAACTGATTCTGCTCTTTGACCTAATTTATCTAACGCTTTACCTGTAGTATCAGCAGTCGCTTGTAGTTTCAATGCGGTCTTATCCGCATCTTTCATAGCCGTGTCTAGGTTCTTAACATTGTTGGTACCCTGAACATCTATCTGTATCTTATATTGGTCAATGGTTGCCATTATATGTTAACTCCTAGTTTCTGATAGACATATCTACGCACGGCTTCTAATGTAGGTTTGGTCATACCTCGAGGTGCTTGTGTGCTACCACGCATACCGCGTGTTGTCATATGTCTGCCTTTATCTAATACTTCACCATATGGATAATTCAACTGTATTTCATTACCACTTAGTTTGGTATTTCTGCGAGCGTTACCAGATCGCACAGGTGTGTTGCCTACAAATTCTTTATGTGCGAATTTGCTGATATTCTTTTCATCAAGAATATCTAACACTTTGTTTAAGCGATCTGATATATTGCTCATTTCTTATCCTGTATTGTTTTATTTTTTATCTCAAGCAATTGCTCTTGACTTAGTTTATACATCTTAGGATCTAGTGTGCCATTACCTTTTACTTTAGCCAACTGATATTGATCGTAGGCAGCAAGGACATCAGTAATCATAAAATCGTAGGTAGTGGCATTCGCTTCAACTTGACTTGGAAGCATATGATACTTTTCTGCCATACGACCTATAGTGATCATTTTTGCTGATCTCCAGTCGTTTGGATCGATGCCTTGCTCTGTGGTTTTCCCAAGATTTCTCCAATCTTATTGATGGCTGCTGCCGCTATATCGATGGGTAGATCCTCATCATCTGCTAATACTTGCTTGCCATCCTTATCTAAGATCATGCTCTTCATCATCTTATCAAGGTTGCTGAATTCGTTATTGCTACGTGCATTGAAAAAGTCAAAGTATGTTGACATGCGCACGATGTTGAATGTATGGAATGTGATAGGTTCGCCATATCTCTCGACAAGTTCTTTGTCATCAAGTATGATTTCTACTAATTGGGGCTTGCTAGCGTAATCTTTGATATTCATTTATTATCTCCTTATGAATTGTTTAGTTCCCACTATATTTATCGTAATGCTCTTCAAGTAGTTGATTGAGCAATGCTAGACGAAATGCCTGTTTGGCTTTCATCTGTCTGATTGTTTGTTCCATGTTCGCTAACATGGGCATGAGTTTTGCCTCGTCTGCTATGAGGCTGCGTAGTTTTTCTTCCGTCGTTTTCAGGAAGGCGTTATTGGTGTTGTTCATTTGTTAATCCTTATAACAAAAGAGAGCAGATCGCTCTGCCCTCTTTGTAAGATAATTAAATCTTAGGACCAGAACCCATATCACCTGATACGGCAAGTGTGAGTGGTGACACCCATACTGGACTATCTGGTGATACTGTTGGTGCTACACTTGACAAATAGCCTTTGCCCCAATAGGCAAAAGTATTCGCAGGTAATGCATTACCAACGTTGGCGCTGTTGTTCAACTGAACTCTGAATGCGACTTGAACACGATTCTGGCTTAGACCAGAAACACCATAGTTTGGTGCTGTGTTTGAAGTGGCTCCAGCATCTCCAAAGAACTTCTCATCATCGATAACGATATTTGTTGAAATCTCGTTGTCGCTTGGAGTTGTTACCTTGTTGATACTTGCAGAACAGAAATCAGTCCAACTGAAAATGCCAGTACTATTAGTAACAGTAACATCTTGTAAGCAACTTACGCTAAGTATGTTGCCTCCTAGAAAACCGTTACCAGTCGCACTAACATTAGAGTTGGCGATATCAGTTGTTAACAACAACGCAGGGAAAGTTCCCGTTGTGTTTACTGTAATGTATGCCATTTTATTATCTCCTTAAGTTAGTGGCGTCAATCATTAAAATTCAAGCGCTTTAATGTGAAAGTATAGGTGCGTTTTTCACTACGATTACCTAATACAACATCTTGAACAAATGTTACTTCAAAATAACCATTAAAAAATTGACTGTCTGCTGCCATGTTTTGTATGCGTTCTTCAATAAAAATCCATTTAGGATCGTCTTGAACACTAACAAACAATACTTGGAAATCATCAGTCATATTATAGATACTTCCGCATGGTTGCGTACCTAATTGATATACTTCCCTATTTCTAGTTGATACATCGCTTACATAGATACCATATGGTACTATATCATCAGCCGCAGGATATATACCTGATACTTCAACGATAGGCACAAGTGTTTCTGTGACTACCTTGAGATAATCAATTATATTCTGCTTGACTAATAATGGTACATTTGACATTAGAAATACCTACGGTCATTATTGAAATAATCCACATCTGCTGTCCAATTTTCTTCTAACTTAGTTGTCGGTCCGTTAGGAGCGTCTTGGTTCAGATCATAGAAGTTCATCAATTGTAGTGCTTTTTCCCATTCATACTGATATCTACGCAATGCGTGATCAAAGTTAGTCTTATCAACATCGTTGATATTACTGACATCTGATACGATTGATTCATAGAATATCTTTACCGCCATGAATGTATCAAGGCGTATCAATGTCTGATCATTTTTGATGAGCAGACTTGGGTTGAATGAAGATATCAAAGCACCGTTAGGTAAGTTAGTGTAATAAGTAGCCCCTAACACCGTATCGCAATACTTAGGCCACCAGCCAAATTCAAGTTGATAAAGGATCTCTTGACTACCTACATGGAAGTAGTCATCCCAATTAACATTCATTTGTGCCGCACGGCGTTCAGCGGCAGGATCATAAAAGATTATGTCCTGTACTGTAGCATTACTAATTCGTTGATAGGGGACTGACATATTAAACTTTTCCTATATTATTCAATCATTAAGCCTGAATGATGTTGATTGCTCCACCGCGTCTTGGATCGGCAACACCTGAACCCATGTAGGCTACGCCTGTGAGCCACATCTGCAATCCACCTGGCTTCTCACCCATCTTGATCTGTAGACCTTCTTTGAGTACAGTAATCAATGCTGTCTCGTGGAAGTATGCGCCTACTAGAACATTTGAGTTTGAACCTTGACCAAGTAATGGACGAGTTGCGCTTGGTAGGAAAGTAGTGAATGCGACTTTACAGCCGTAAACATTATCTAAACGACCAGTTGCTAGCAATTCGTTACCTAATGCAGATACCTGTGAAC